ATTAAGTCTATGCGAACGTTCGGAGGAAAGGACGGCAGTCGTCAGCGGGCACAAGAGTTGTTCCCGGATTACGCCCATCTCTTCGCACGGAAAAAGGACGATGGCCGAGCCGAAGCTGCGCTTCTTGCCTGCTACGCCGCTGAGAGGGAAGACAATGAACCACCTATTCGATTACCAAAAAGTCGGCGCAGACTTTCTTTGTAAGAACCCCGCCGCATTCCTTGCCGATGAGCAGGGCCTTGGCAAAACACTTCAAGTGATAGCAGCCTGTGATATACTCGGCCTCACAAAAGTCGTCGTGATCTGCCCGGCCATTGCCAAGATTAACTGGCGTCGTGAGTTCGAGCGGTGGGGAACCGTTGAGCGCGAAGTCAAAGTCTTTAGCTACGATAAGATCACGCAATCGAAGGAGGTCCGCAATGAAATCGCAAAGTTTGAGCCAGACGTTCTTGTTTTGGATGAGGCTCATTATCTCAAGAACCGTACTGCTAAGCGCACAAAGTATCTATATGGCCAGTATTGTCGTGGTGATGGGCTTGTTCGTTTTGCTGATCGTGTTTGGCTTCTTAGCGGTACTCCCATCCCTAATAATGTCAGCGATTTCTGGACCCATCTTAAAGCGATTTGGCAGTACCCGCTAAACTTCGCTGAATACACAACGTATTTTTGCAAGACATGGAGCGGCCAGTTCGGCCTTCAGGTTCTCGGCAACAAGGCCGAACGCATGGGCGAGTTCAAGACCGTACTGAAAGCAATCATGCTACGCCGCAAGGGCGAAGTTGTGCTGAAGGATTTGCCGCCTATCTGGTGGCAGAGCGCACCAGTCGAAATAGAAAACTGGAGCGACAGAAAACACATCGACGATCCGCGCCAAGCCGAAGCGGTCGATATGATCCTCGCGCATTCCCTTACCGGGCAGGACTTGTCTACCGAGATAGAGAGCATCGCCCCTCACATTGCGTCACTAAGACGGCTAACTGGTGTAGCCAAGGCAGCGCCCATTGCCACACAGATAGCGGGCGAGTTGGCTGATGATGCCTACGACAAGATCGTTATCTTCGCCTACCACACCGACGCGATACAGACGCTTTACGATAAGCTGAAAGACTTCAGCCCTGTCGTCGTTGCGGGCGGCATGGCTACCGCCGACCGTCAGGCGGCGATTGATAACTTCCAAACCGACCCAAAGGTGCGCGTCTTCATCGGCCAGATCACGGCCTGTTCAACCGCCATTACATTGACGGCTGCGAATCAGGTGGCGTTCGCAGAACTCGACTGGGTTCCGGCGACGAACGCACAGGCGGCTAAGCGTTGCCACCGTATAGGCCAGACAAAGCCCGTGATCGTGCGGACGTTTGGCCTTGTCAATTCTGTTGATGAGATTGTGGCTAAGACCCTAGCCAAGAAAGCCCAGATGATCTCGGAGGCTTTAGATTAAGAAGGGCCGATGGGTGACTTCCAAACCCACCGGCCCTTCCTTTTACTTAGAGCAAATCGTCAAGGTCGGAGATGTCTGCGGACGGACGTTCCGTCGCAGTGAACTCGTCCGCAGCAGACAGACGGCCATCCATACGGGGACCGTCGGCTACCTTCTGAAGATTGCCCAGTGAGAAGGCAACGCCGTTGTTGCCGTTGACGCTGTACGCGTAGGCGCGCAGCGAGGCACGGACCTTCGCCCCCGGATAGATTTCCTTGGGGTCTGTAATCGGAGCAGGCTTGCCGTTCTCGCCAGCAAACTTGCTGACCACACCGGGGGCTTGCTTAGATTTGACGTTCATGAAGATCGACCCTTCAGGGTAGCCCTTCTCTTCGCCATCGTTACGGAAAGGCATACGGATTTTACCGCCTTCCATGAGGCTCTTTGTCTTGTCTCCCCACTTCTCCTTGGCCACAGCCGCAGCCGTTGCTTTGAGTTCGGACATGTCAGTGCCGTCAGGGAATACAAGGCAGCAAGAATAGACTGGCTCACTTGCACCCGGAGGTGTCTGCGGTTCGAACACATGCGGATAAGAAATGATTGCTTCTGGTGTAATAACTTTTGACATCGTAGTTTCCTTATTCAACGGTAAAGTCATCAATCGCTAGGGTAGCGATTGCTGGACGGTTATCTGTATCCGCGACCATTGATGTGCCGGATGATACAGCTATGACGAGCGATGCAGGCAAGTTCTTCTTACCGACAACACGCTCGATCTGCGGTGGCGACTTCAACTTCTTTTCGTAGATGTCGTCGTCATCGAGACCTTCTTCTGTGGCCCATGCCACAAACTCTTCTTCAACACGCCAGCGGCGGGTCGGTCGTTTCTCAACCAGCTTGTAGCCGGGAAGTCCACCGCCAGTTTCCAACAAGCTATTGGCGTGGCGGCGCAAAGACTTGATCCACTCTTCGATCAGCGGAACCCTTTGCAGATAGTCCGCGACCTCCTGTGGGGTTAGGTCATTGACGGTTCGCACTGTACCGAACTCGTCTTGTGCAACCTCAAGGGCGTTGTTGCGCAGGGCCGAACAAGTCCCCGCCGCAAGGCAGAACTTGCAGTGCTCACCCGAAATGCGCGGTGCGTCCGGCTTCAGCGACGCATGTGCTGCGTCGATAAGTTCTGTACCGTAGTCCAGTATATCGTCACGGCTGTAGCTGTACTCCCGCACCGGCCCGTCGGGGTGTGAGGCGCGTGGTTGTATAACGACCGTTATAACTTTGTTGACCGGAGCCTTCTCGCCGATCTCTAATATGCCTCCGAGCGCATAATATTTAAGCTGCTCGTTGTCCGCGACTTCAACCGCAACGCCTTGGCCGTGCTTATAGTCGATGACGTAAAGCGTGCCGCTCTCTTTGCCGTAGATGATGCAGTCCGCCGTGCCGAACATCGGCATGGGCGGATCAAGTTTGTCTAGGCTGAAGCGTTTTTCATAGCGGCAGATGCTTGGTTCCGATGCGGCCACATCTCGGATGTAGTCGATGTAGACTTGCACCGCACGCGCCATGTTGTCGTCAACCTTGTGACCGTTGTGCTCTTGGCCAATGAAGGCGAAGGCATCTTCATGTCCATTGACTAGGCAGAACTCACCGAATTCATGCGCAGCCGTACCAAGTTCGGCGTAGGGTGAACTCTCGTTAGGGAACGGAGCCTCGGCGTTGAGTGAGCCGGGGCAGTTGATGCGGCGCTTCGCATTCGATGCGCCAAACTTAGCGTGTGCTGTCATTTCCGATACCTCTTTCCTTCTTTGCCCTCGGCGTTGATCGGGCAGCCTTGCGCCCATGCAGGAACTTGTGTCATGATGTCAATCATTTCGTCAAGCGAACCAAAACCATCCGGCACTTCGCTAATGATTTCATCGTGTACGGACAGGATGACATTGTAGCCTTTAAGTTCCAACGCCATCATGGCCGTGGCCATCAGGTCGCGGGCGGTTGCTTGCACCACGTTCTCCGTCAACAGGCCACCCCAGATTATCTGGGATGTCCACTGACGCGTAACGCTATTCAACGTATCGACTTGCGCTGTATCTCTCATCGCACCCCAAGGAGTTTCACGCTGAATGATGCGCGGATTGTGGTACGTAAGCGACCGCCCGCTAGGTAGTGGAAGCGGAACCGTCCCAACACGGCCTGCCCCCTTCACCATCTCTACAAAATCTTGCTCAACATCTCGCCAGTACTGCGCGATCCTGTGGTTCTTTTCACGGTAGACAGCCACGATGCGCTTAGCTTCGTCCTCGTCTACCTTGATACCCATCGTGGCGCACTGCTCGGCGAAGCGTTTGCCGCCCATGCCGTAGCCGCAACCCAAGATTGCCATCTTACCAACCTGCCGTTGTCCGTCAGTGACGCTCTCCACGTCCACGTTGTAGATGGCCGATGCCATTTCTTTATACACGTCTCCCCCCTTTCGGAACGTCTCAACGAGATCGTTCTGCCCTGCTACCCACGCAAGAACGCGGGCTTCAATCGCCGAGTAGTCGGCGAACATCAGTCGATGGCCGTCGTCGGCTATCAGCATCGAACGCAACAGGTCGGACGCCAGAACCGTTCCGGCCCCATGCTCCGACACATCCTTGTCCGCTTTGAGTTTGGCGATGATCTCGTCCAACTCGTGTTGTTTCTTTTGCGGACGTGGGAAGTTCTGCGGCTGCACCAGCTTGCCCGACCAGCGGCCAGTTGCCGCGCCGTGATAAACAAGAAGGCCGCGCATCCGTCCGTCCGCGTTAACCGCGTGCAGCATCGCGTCGTACTTGGCTGTACTGGACTTGGCTCCGTTCTGCCGAAGCAAAAGAACTTGACGGATTACTGGGTGCAGTTTGTCTGAGGTCAACAGCCGGGCGACGGTCTGCTTGTCAACAGACTTGGTGGCAATCCCGTGGCTGTTAAGCCAAGCAACTAAGTCCATGCCATTTGTCGCGGCCTTGACTTGGCCTTTGGTAAGGCGTTGGATTTCTGCGTCAATTTCTACGCTGGCATTTCCGGCCAGTGCTTTGACGCGATGCACTAGGTCAACGTCGAGGGCCACGCCTCGGTCGTTGATGCGTTGGTCAAGCTGATAGAGACGACGCTCAGCGTCGGGCATTGCGTTCAAGACTTCCGCGACAGACAGTTCCGTCCGCACGTCCTGTCGGCAATAAGCGACAAGCGCCTCAATCTTACCCTTCGTGTTCCACCATGTGTAACTGCCGTCGGCGTTCACCTTACGTGGCCGTGCCATCCGGAGCATAAGGGCCGCGCCGGTCTTGTCCTTCTGTTCTTCAACGCCAAGGACCGCAGCCGCTTGGCCCAGTGCACGAGGCAGCCCCATCGCGCTGGCCTGCGCCATTGTGCAGCGCCATTGATTGATGCGGGTGTCGGGCCACTGATAGCGGCCAACCATGATCTCGTTCCAGATCGTGCGTTCAAAGTTGGCGTTCCATGCGGACAGCAATCCGCCCGCCCTGATCCAATCTTCTAGATAGGGGTCTACCGCATCGCCCGGCTGCCATACTAGCACGTCGTCAGACCACGGGGCCTTGTATGCCATGCACCAGATGTCAGTCGATTGGTCAGCGGCGTACTTATAGACGCCAGTCTTGCGAAGATCGACGGCGCTGCGCGTCTCGAAGTCAATTGATACAGTCACAGCGCACCCCACTGATCCGCCATTGCAGCGGCGATACCCTTAAACGTAGTGCTGCGCAGTTTCCACCTATCGGCAGATGGTGGCAGATAATGAAGACGCTGGCGCTGATTATCCGGCAGCGCCATCATTGCTTCTTTGACGTTATCCGTCGGCACTAGAGGTGGAAGGTTCTTTAGCCATAGACAGGTCGCTTTCTGTTCCATGTGACCAAACATCCACGGCTGGATGGTCTGGGCCTGTTGCATACCGCCGATCCGTTCTTTGGCGTATTTGTGCATCACTGGGTTCTCAATGGCGATGCGCTTGATTGGCACATCCCAAAGAGCCTTAAAGAAAGCAGCGCCTTCATCTAGTTTGGCCCAGCGTGTTGGGTCTTTGTGCAGCCAAGTAACCCCAGCGTTGGTCAAGTAAGTGCAGGGTGGGTGGGCTATCATCAAATCCCAATCATGCCCATGCGCAAGCACAAGAGCGTCACCTTGGATATGCCAATGCGGATCACCGTCCGTCGGCAACAGGTCACACGACCAAGCGTCGTGTCCTTTAGCCCGGAAAGCATCTCGGACTGTTGCGCTGTACTCGCAAGCCACTAGAATTTTCATGCTGTTCTTTCCCTCTTTTTCGTCGGTGTCACGTTTGCTTTCCGTATAGCTGGCACAAACAGCATAGTGTCGTCAACAAAAAAAAGTTCTTGCGTTCGATATTCAAACTGTGCCACCCAAGAAGGGCATCAACAAATGAGGGAGTTTATGTCTAACAGTTTTATGCCGTGGCGCGCCGAAGAGGACGCTACACTCACCGAACTTTACCATAAGAATCTGACATACGCGCAGATCGGGGAGGTGCTTGGCCGTTCTGCCGATGCAGTTGATACTCGGCGTAGAAAGATAGGGCTGAAGCGGGAGTTTGTTTCCCATAAATCGCCACCGCCAGATGACTTACGGGAGTTGGCGCGCACTATGAATGTGTCGCAACTCGTTAAACATTATGGCCGGATTAGGTCAGTGGTCGTTCGTTGGATGGACGAACTTAAACTTACGGAGATTGTTGTCAGTTCAAGCGGAAGAAAGCGGTCTGTTCCGGATACCTTCTGCACGATGGCCCCGACCATGACATGCGCTCAACTTATGCGTCTGTACGGCAGCGACCGCAGAACGATTAAGGGTTGGCTTAAAGAGACGGGAACCGTCGCTGTATCAAAGACGGAACGATACGCCGAGGTAACTAAGTTCGTCCCAGCCGATACAGAAGAAGAGGAGACGGTCGCTCGGCGTGAGTTCTCCAGCCACACGAAACTGATCGCGGCTGAAGCTGCGAACTTTCTGCGCCGCACGCACCCGTCGGTCCATCGTGCGGACATACGGATGTACGAGCAATCGGCCCACACATGGGGCGACGTTAAGAACGTACCCTTCCGGGGCGTCAATCAGTATTTTGTTTCAGGGAAAGGCATCATGTGGATCGACGATCTCATTGCCTATGCTCAGTCAAAAGGGTTTACAATCAAGGAGTTAATATAATGACACGTCCTACAAAAACTACTGAAGAAAAAGTTACGGTAGAAAAAACGCCGGGTGTGCACGAGAAGGACGCCCTTCTTGCGTGGCTTCGTTCGCCAAAGATGAACATGTTCGAACGCAACACGCGTTGGTTGGCGGATCGGATTGAAGAAGGGGAGCATTTGAAATGAAACAGGTATTAGCAGCACAACTGGCCGAGTGGATCGACAACAACACGCACGGCCTCGCCAAACGGGACGGGAATATAATTTATATCGAAGGCAAGATTGATGCTTACGAACTTCTCGTATATGCGCAGTCGCTTCAGCCAGCCAGAAGCACGGAGCTAATCCATGCGGACAACAAAGCGTCCTACACTGGCCGGTCTGTAAACGCTGTGGTTGAAGGTGGCGACTTTATGGGGGGCTAGTCATGGACAAAGTAAGATGGACCGATGATGAACAAAAAGTGGAGTTTATTCCAGTATTCATCCTCGGTTTTGAAGAAGAGTTTGAACGCGGCGTAATACTAACGACGCCTGCGTATAAGATATTAACCGACGCCGAACCTGAGTTTGCGCTCTACGCCATCGACGCGGCGGTAGATATGCTGATGCAGAGACGGGACCAAATTGAAAAGAGGGAGTTGCACTGATGAAGTTTAAGACACTGTATGAGATCGGGTTCACCGATCTCGTGTCCGTCATCCCGCCGAACGCCGAGTTGTCCGCCATGTCTAAAATCCAAGCGGATCAGGCAGGCAAAGCACCCGGTCGGCAGAATGCGCAGGGCACATGGGGCGGCTACGCGTGGCAGGACTATGTGCCGACGCCTAATGACGTGGAGCGGTGGGACCGCAGCCATGCTAATATCGGCTTGAAGGCAAGCAAATATCCTGCGGTTGACATTGATGTTGTCAACGAGGGGCTGGCTCGTGTCATCGGTGATATGGCGGTGAAGGCATTGGGCAAAGCCCCGATGCGTATCGGTCGTTACCCCAAGCGCCTGTTCATGTATCGCACCGATGAAAAGATTGGTCGGATGCAGGTGCGGTTCCGCGATGGTCGCGGGGTCGAGCAGCTTGTAGAATTTCTAGGGGACGGGCAGCAATACGTCATCGCCGGTATTCACCCTATCACTAAGGAGCCATACAGTCTTGATGTGGACTTGGAGACACGTGGTCCTGCTGGGTTGAAGAAGGTAACGCGGGAAAAGATTGAGCGGTTCTTTGCTGATCTGACGGAGACGTTGGAGATGATGGGCTGCCAGATTATCCACGCCGACAAGACGGCACAGAAGGCAGTCGAGCGGCAGTCGGTCGATCAGGCGTCGCTTACCGCGCCAAGCGTTGTCCATGTGGCTGCTGCGGTAACTGCTATCCCGAACAAGACCGAACACTTCCCCGACCGCGATGACTATATTCGCATGGGCTACGCCATCAAGGCCGCGTGTGGCCCGGACAATGAGGCGGATGCGTTCGAGATATTCGCAGGCTGGGCCGAGCGTTGGGAAGACGGGGTTAACTCGCTCGATACTATCGAAGCAGACTTCGGTCGTATGCACCCGCCCTATGAGTTGGGTTGGGACTGGCTGGCGGATAAGGCCGCGACCTTTGGCTACAAGCGCGAGGTCGATGAGTTCGATGTGACGGATTTCAGCGACGAAGACTTCGGCGTGGTGGCGTCAGCAGGCGAAACGCCCATTGAGTATAGCGACATTGCATTGGCGCAGCGCGTTGCTCGGCTACACGTTTCGGATATACGATACGTTGTGGGCGGCATGGGCTGGGTCGCATGGGACGGGAACAAGTGGGCCAAGGACGTGGCGAACAAGCACATGTCCATCGTCCGCAAGGTCTGCGCGCAAGCATCGTCCGAGGCGTTGCAGAACATTGACAGCCCGCAGAAGGGTGAGCGGATCGCGCAGCGTGTGGCGTCGTATAATGTGATTGCAAACGTGGCGAAGCTGGCGGCGGTTGAGCCTACCATGCAGGCGACCACCGAGCAGCTAGACGCGGACATCTATATCCTCAACACCCGGTCGGGCATGGTGGACCTGAAGACGGGGGTCTTGTTTGCGCATGACCGTTCTCGCATGTGCACAAAATGCACATCGGTCGAGGCGGACTTCAGCAAGCCAGCCCCGCAATGGCAGGCGTTCCTCAATGAGGCGTGCAACGGTGACGCGGAGATGATCTCTTACCTTCAAAGGTTAGCTGGTTATTCCGCGACGGGTAGCACCAAAGAGCATGTGCTTGCCTTCGCCCACGGGTCCGGCGGTAATGGCAAAGGGACGTTCCTCGGAGCGATAGGCAATATCCTTGGCGATTATGCCACCGTGGCCAGTGCGGACGTGTTCCTCGCGTCGAACAATCAGCGGCATCCCACGGAGTTGGCATCGTTGATGGGTGCGAGGCTCGTGCACGCGCAGGAGATTGACCCGTCGCGCAAGTGGGACGAAGCCAAGGTCAAGGCGCTGACTGGCGGGGACAAGATCAGTGCGCGCTTCATGCGGCAGGATTTGTTTGAGTTCAATCCGCAGTTCACGTTGATTATCGCGGGCAATACGAAGCCAGAGATTACTAACGTGGATGACGCTATGCGTCGGCGTATGCACCTCATCCCGTTCGAGACCAAGCCCGTCCGCAAGGACATGGACTTGCCCGACAAGCTGAAGGAAGAATATCCAGCCATCTTGGCGTGGGTTATCGAAGGCGCGAAGGCTTGGCTGGAACAGGGTCTCAACCCGCCGCAGGCAGTAATCCAAGCTACCGATGAGTATCTCGCAGGAGAGGACGCATTGGCCCGCTGGATCAGTGAACGCTGCGTGGCTGGTCCTGACAATGAGATGACTACCAATGAGGCGTTCAATGACTTCCGCGACTGGTGCAAGGATAACAACGAAGCCAAGGGCAAGGACTGGTCGCAGCGTAAGTTCAACGGAGAGATGAAGACGCATGGCTTTGAACCCACAAGGGACCGGGCGACACGAACGAAGCGTGTGTTCCGTGGCCTTGAACTTCTCATTGGCGATGCGGATTACATGGTCATCAACGCCATGATTGATGAGCAATCGGACGATTTCTTTGGCGTTGAGATTAACTTCAAAGCAGGCGAAGGAGATGAATGATGTATGGGAATGATTTTATGAAATACAAAGAGGTGAGGGACGCGCTCAATGCCGAGGTGGTCAGTGACGAGATTGTCGATGTGGTCAATAGCCCACCGCACTATAAGACCGGAGGCATCGAGGCCATCGAAGGGATCGAAGCGTCGATGGGTCCGGAGGCATATGCTGGCTACCTCAAGGGCAATATCATGAAATATATGTGGCGCTATGAGAGGAAGGGGAAGCCGATTGAGGACTTGAAGAAGGCCCGATGGTATCTCGACCGGCTCATAGGTTTACGTGAACGTAAAGCAGACTAAGGGGGCTTCGGCTCCCTTTTTTTAAATCCGTGCACGGTTTGAGAGGGTCCGTGCATGGTTGGTGCACGGTTTAGGGCCAGATAAAATGGCTGAAATCTAAGGATGTGCCGGAAGTGCACGGTTTAAAAAAGTTAATCCGCTCTCACGACAGTAACAGTGTTAGAAGTGGTCATATTACAATGTTACTTACTTATGGGAACCAATGGGCCGACAAACCGTGCACTCCGTGCACATTGGCGGAAATGCGTGGGTAAACCCGGCCCTAAACCCGGCCCGAACCGTGCACGGATTTTTCAAACCATGCACGGATGGCAGTTTTCCGTTAATCGTCGTCAAACACACCCGGCAAGTCGTCTGCATCGAGGTTATGAGAGCCGACTTGCTTGGGTGGCGTGATGTCGATGGTGACTTCTTCTTCATGTGGATTTGACGACGCCAAGTTTAGCTGGCGCAGTGCATCAAGGTGGAGTTGGTTCACGTTGACTTGGACCGCTGCGGTCGGCTTGGCTTGGAACTTCTCCGGAGCAGCGACACCCGCCAGCCATTTGCGCGTTTCGATCTTGAGCCTGTCGGCGTTGGCCGATACGTTGTCCGAAGCGTCGGCAATATCGAGGCACTCATCCGCCCATTGATCCGCCGCGATTGTCCGCGCCTGCTTAAACCGCTCCTCTCTATCTGGGTCTTTGCGTATCCAATGGTAGAGGGATAGATTGCTGATGTTTAGTTCACGGGCAAGGCCGGCCATCGTCATGCCGGAAGCAATCTTCTCAAGCAGAACGACCTCGCCAACCTTGTCTAAGTTTGACGCAATGGTGCGTCGTTTAATATGTCCAGCCATGTCTTATCCTTTAAACAGCCATATAAGCCCGTATACGGCCCCTAGAGAGGCATATAGGGCAATTGCTAGGTTATGGTCCCGATTGTATCTATGCACGCTCCAGACCCCTTAGAAACGTCTCTAAGAGGATAGAGACCGGGGCGGGCACTGAACGCCCGCCTTGCTCATAGTATCTTATCGACCGTTCGGACAGTCCAATCTTGCGGGCAAGATGCCCCTGCGTCATGTTTAGCTTCTCGCGTGTTGCTTTAAACTCATCACTTGTCATTTGCTTTGATCCTAAAAACTAAAATCTAAAATCTAAAATCTAAAAACTAAAATCTAAAATCTAAAATCTAAAATCTAAAAACTAAAATCTAAGTTTCGCCCTTCAATGCTTTTTCAGCGTCTTCGATCAATTCAATGGGCGGGTAACGCAGATAGCAGACGTGATCAGCGTTTATCACGCCAAGGAATTCCAGATATTCAAGCAGGCGATAGGCTAAGGTGGCTTCTGCCCGTTCGGTGTATCGGTCGAACACAATGTCGTCTTCGTCTTCGTTGTCGTTCATTTGCTTGGCCCTTGCTCTTTTAGGCGCTTGGCTTCTGCAAATGTTAGGCCTTCCGAATTGCGCAATGGCCAAGCATTGTCGGACGATACGCGGCTTTTGTGGCCCATTGGCGCGGCTTGTTGCGGCTTGATCACGTTATTCTCCCTTACTGTTGTTGGCACTAGCGCCATAAACGCCGCGCCCTATTGATAGGCGCGGCTAATATGGCGGTAACGGATCAATCGTTTAAATGTCCCTTTAACAATGCGTGAACTAGGCGTGCCTCACTTTTGCCTATCTTATGGCGTGATCGCCGGTTATGCGACGCAATCGATCGATTGACGCTATCGGCGCTATACGCCGCGCCCGGTTGTTTGTCCGTTATAACAAAGCTTTTCATTAGGCTTTCCCTTCCCCGTTAATAACCGGCGCATTATCAATAATTGACCAGGCCTGGTCTGCCCCGATTTTATCCGATAAATCCTGCAATGCTAACATTGCGTCAATGCGCTTATTGCGCTTACGATATGAATTATGATTTAAAATCATATAGGGCCGTAAATCGCAAATGCGCCTACCAGATGCATAATGCGTCAACGTTTCCCTATGAACAAAAGCCCTAAGCTTTCGATTGCCTAATGATAAAATCATAACTTGACCGGCAACAGGACGCGTCGATCCGTCAACGCAAATAATATCGATTGTTTTTGCCATTATGCTTTCCCTTCCATTTCATAACCATAAGCTTTGACGTTTCGGAAAATGCCCGCGAAAAATTGGCGTTGAATCCAAAAATAGCGCCAACGGGCTTTTGTATGCGTCAAGCCCTGCCAAGCTTGTTCCGGCTGGCTATCTGCAAAAGTAACGTAAACGCGGAATAAATCTTTAGTCATTATGCTTCCCCTTTATCCTACTACAAATCCGGATTGATCTTTACGGGCCTTGCCCTTGGCGTATAGTGCCACAATAACGCCCTTAGGCTCTAAGTGCCTAATGTCGCTATTGTCACCGTCAACGACGGGAAGGCCTAAAAACGTTTCGCCATTGGCCAGCATTGCGTCAACGATTGATCGATCACGAAAAACAACCGCGATCCGTTCACCATTAGCAACGGCCTTAGCGACATAAGGCGCATAATCAGGCACGCCGCTATAGCTAAACGTTAGATCATAATTAGCCGGTATATGCTTACGGTTAGCGATCTTTGTATAATCATAAAATTGGATATCTGGTAAAGCTTGCATAATGTTAGCGTAAGCATAGCCGAGACCAACGTTTTCCCAACGAATATCGCTTGTACCGTTAAGCCTAACTATAAGCTTATAGCCTTTACGCTTGGCTTTAGCGCGCTCACGGATCAATTCATTATGCAATTGATTCATGAAAAGATCGCGGTACTGATTAAAATATAACGTCTTACGCAAACGCGAAAGCATAACGTTTGACATTGCGCCGCGCCCTGCCGTGAATAGGCAGGCTTTTTCGCAACCGGCGGTTTTCGCCATTGGGCACAATTGCACGCCCGATTGCATTGCGGGCATAAGATACAATATGGCGGTTTTGATCCCGTATTTTTCGCCTTTAATTGTTTTGGCGTTAGTGTCGATCCCTAAGAGCTTTTCCGGAAAGCGACTAAACAACGAACGATTGTGAGCGTCGCCTAATATCTGCAATTGGATATCAAGCGCCAAGCCGGATATATCATACGCAAGCGCCGCGTCACCGAACGATTGGTTATAAGCGAACGGGTGATTAACTAAGTGTAACATTTTATTCTCCCTTATTATCGTTGCGGCTAGCAAACGCTAACCCCGCCAGCATGCTGGCAATCCAGATAAATGCAAATACGTTAAACGGTATATATTGTGATAAATCGAATAGCATTTGATAGTCCCTCTATTGTTGCTACCTGATTGCCAATAGGAACAGCGTGCCGGTTCAGTCAATGACTAAATTGAAAACAATTGTAAACAATATAATATAACGCAACCGGCACAGCATGCCGGTTTGAGAAGGGAAAAACGGATCGCCGGGCCTCCGTTTTCGCGTGCCTCCGACGCTATCTGGTCCAGCACTAATACACTGTTACACCCTGAAACCCGCAGGATTGCGTGGTTTTTTGGGTATGGAGCCTGAAATGGCCTTTCGATCTGACCCCCCCGGCCCCCGCCGCGCACGGGGGGCGTGTGTGTACAACCTGACAGACATGGAGATGTGGCCCCCACCCCCCTATACCCTTGTATTTAACATAATCCTGTCCAAAAAATTCCTAACTTTTTCGCTTGCCAAGTTGTAACATTAGAGTGTAACAGCGATGGACAACAAAAAACGGGAGAAATACGTTGGCAGTTTATGGATACACACGCGTCTCGACTGAAGACCAGATCGAGAACACATCGCTCGACGATCAAGCACGCCAAATCCAAGGCATCGCGCTCACACATAATATGGAACTAGACCATATCTACGAAGAGCGGGGCGTCTCCGGCGGCGTTCCGCTGCTACGCCGAGAAGAAGGTTGCAAGCTGGCGTTCCTCCGGCCGGGCGATACTGTCATCGTATCGAAGCTAGACCGTATGTTCCGCGATGCGCGGGACGCACTAAACGTGATTGCCGACTGGGAGGGGGCCAACATCAACCTAATCATCAACGGCTACGGCAATGTGATGGACAAGGCCAACCCGAACGGACGCTTCATGCTAGAGATCATGGCCGTCTTCTCTGGTGAGGAGCGCCGCCGTATCAGAGAACGTGTCACCGCCGGTAAGAGGGCCAAGAAGTCACAAGGTGGATATGTCGGTGGCAAAGTGCCATTCGGCTTTAAGAAGTCAGGCACAGGCCGCAAGGCCAAGCTGCACCCAGAGCCAAACGCGCAGGACGCGCTAATAACAATGAAAGCCGCACGCGTTAAAGGTCATAGCTACCGCGATATTGCTATTATCGTAGCAAAGCGTCATGGTATATCCGTTAGCCATCAAACAATCGCACGTGTAATCAGGGGAGATAAGAATGACGAAATCTGAGCCGAACTTCTTTTTGGAGTTCCTGAAGAAGTACCGCGATGATCCCGTCGGGTTCGTGCGCGATATCTTAAGGACTAAACCGGACCCGTGGCAAATCGAGTTTCTGAAAGCGATTAGTTCTGGCGAACGCCGTATCTCCGTCCGCTCAGGCCACGGTGTCGGTAAGTCTACAGCCGCAAGCTGGGCCATGCTGCATTACTTCCTAACGCGCTATCCGGTGAAAGTTGTCGTGACTGCGCCGACATCCGCACAGTTGTTCGATGCGATGTTCGCGGAACTGAAGCGATGGGTGAATGAACTGCCCGAAGTGCTGAAGGTTCTGATCGAAGTCAAGGCCGACCGTATTGAATTGAAGGCCGCAGCCAGTGAAGCGTTTATCTCCGCCAGAACGAGCCGCGCTGAAACGCCGGAAGCGTTGCAGGGTATCCACGCCGACAACGTGCTGCTCGTCGCCGACGAAGCGTCCGGTATTCCAGAGAGCGTGTATGAAGCTGCGTCCGGTTCTATGTCGGGCCACAACGCGACGACGCTTCTTCTGGGTAACCCTACGCGAAACAGCGGTCTGTTCTACGATACGCACAACCGTCTGAAGGGCGAATGGAAAACCTTCCACGTTAGCTGTCTCGACAGCCCACGCGTATCCGATGCGTTCGTTCGAGAGATGCAGTTGCGATACGGGGAAGACAGCCCGGCGTATCATGTGCGTGTCCTCGGTAACTTCCCGCCGCGTGAAGAAGATACCGTCATCCCTGTCGAGTTGATTGACAGCGCCATGAACCGCGAGATTAAGATCGCCAAGCAGACGAAGAGTGTGTGGGGCTTGGACGTTGCGCGTATGGGGTCGGACGCTTCCGCACTCGCCAAGCGGCGCGGCCCGGTTGTAGAGGAGATACAGACTTGGAAGGGTCTGGACCTGATGCAGCTAACCGGCGCAGTCGTGGCCGAGTTCGAGGCGCTTGTACCTTCCGAGCAGCCAGTCGAGATATTGGTCGATAGTATCGGGTTAGGGGCAGGTGTTCTTGACCGTCTGCGCGAACTGGGCCTGCCAGCACGCGGGATCAACGTGGCGGAAAGTCCTGCGATGAAAGGGACTTACGCCAACCTACGCGCCGAATTGTGGTTCAAGTGTAAGGGGTGGCTGGCGAACCGTGACGTAAAGATACCGAAGGATGAGCAGTTGTTCGCCGAGTTGGCGTCGCCGCGCTACACCTTTACCTCGTCGGGTAAGATGCAGGTGGAGAGTAAGGAAAGCATGAAGAAGCGCGGACTTCCGTCACCAGATAAGGCGGACGCGCTTTGCCTGTGTCTGGCCACCGATATATCGACGATCATGCACGGATACTCGATGGCCAACAAGACGGGGGCCTTAAAGCGGAACATCAAGGGTGTTGTTTGACATAAGCCAATGATGTGTTATATTTCTTTTGCCCGGCAGGTTTCTCCTCTCCCTCTCCCTGCCGGGCGACTGAGGGTGTGCGCGGCTAGGCCGGTAATAGCGACGAGACGATGTGGCTCCTTCGTTTAGAACGCCGCCACCCTACTTTTTTTGCTTTTCTGTAAAGTATAGGCTATATGCCCGTAACAGGGAGCGTATCCGTGGAAACAAAAACTTGTACGAAATGTGGCGAAGAGAAGCCAACTGACGAATTCTATCCCTATCGACCCGCCTGCAAGGTTTGCCTACGCGAAGCGCAGCGCCGTCAGAGAGCCGCCCGCCCAAACTACCACCGCGCCAGTAATCTCAAACAGCGATATGGAATGAGCCTTGATGAATATCATACTATCATCGCCAATCAGAATTTCGCTTGCGCAATTTGTGAGGTAGAAATATCTGAGACAATAGAGTATAAGCAAAAACGACCAGTTGTCGTTGACCATAACCATGATACAGGTGATGTGCGCGGCATACTCTGTTCGATGTGTAACATGATGCTAGGCCACGCAAGAGAAAGTACGGAGATTCTTTACCGGGCCATTGTGTACTTGAGTGAACGCGGCGCGTATACGCCAAAAAAGTAAATAACCTCAGTAGCGTTTTTTATGAGGATGCTGTATAGACCTGTTGCGTAGCCGTAATGCTAAGGAAATAGAATATGTCGAAAGTTTTTTTCCCCATTCAGTCAGTTCGGATTGACTCGTCAACAACGAGCAAGCGCGTAGCTCTCCCCGCCAACACGACGAACATTCGTATTTACAACAGCTCGGCGTCCATAGCGTGGATCGTGTTGGGTAATTCGTCGGTAACGGCGGCGCTTCCCGCTGCGGATACTGCAAGCGTTGGCTTCCCGGTTGCCCCTAATACCGTTGAGAACTTTACCGAGACTGTTGACGGCACTGCTACGCACATTGCGGTTGTCTTGCAGACAGGTACTGGCTTTGTAAATGTGACCTGCGGCGAGGGCTGGTAAATGCAGCGGCTCCGGACGCGACTGCGTTCAGGCGCTTCCAGCGGTTTCGCGCCCCCGTCATTGTTGCTGGACTTTACATCTGGTGCGGGTTTTGACAGCCGCATTACGTTCACACGCGGCAGCAATGCCACGCTGGTGGATAGCACGGGCAAGATCACTTACGCTCCGGCGAATTTGCTGTTGCAGTCGCAGACGTTTGACAACGCTTCTTGGACTAAAACTGCCGCGACGGTAACGCCCAACGCCACGACCGCGCCAGACGGAACGCTGACTGCCGATAAACTTGTAGAGGATACTAGCACCTCGCAGCACAGGACTGACCAAACGCCTACATCTCCTGCAGGCGCGCAGACATTTTCTGTTTTTGCAAAAGCAGCAGAGCGGGCGTTTATGGGGCTACGCATAGGGTCAATAGGTTGTGGATTTAACCTTAGCGACGGAACCACATACGCCCTATCCGCTGGTGTCACCGCAACCATAGTCTCGGCGGGTGACGGGTGGTATCGCTGTTCAATAAGTGTTTCTTCTGCTGCAGCTAACGATATTTGCCGTATCAATCTGTCACAAACTGCTGGAACTTTAGCGCCAAGTTACACTGGCAACGGCACATCTGGCATCTTCATCTGGGGCGCTCAACTCGAACCAGTAACCTACCAGACCACCCCGTCCACCTACGTCGCCACAACCACAGCGGCATATTACGGCCCGCGCTTTGATTACGACCCCGTCACGCTGGCCCCGAAGGGCATCCTGATCGAAGAGCAGCGGGTCAATTTGGTCACGTATAGTGAGCAGTTTAATAATGCTGCTTGGAGCAAGTCAAGCGTCACCGTGACAGCCGACACTACAGTTGCGCCAGATGGAACGACAACGGCAGATACATTAACAGCCTCAACTGCAGCAGCGTTCACTTGGCAAGTAATTAGTTTTACAGGTGATGGTGACAAAACTATGTCCTGCTTTGTAAAAGCGGGAACGGCTGCAACGTCGGTTGTGCAAATACGAGATGCCACCGCTGTAGCCAATCGCGGTTATTTCATTATTACATGGACTGCGGGCGTTCCGTCCGTTGCGCCATTGACTACCGGAACAGTGCTTGGCGTTGATGCGTTTGGCAACGGGTGGTATCGCTTGCGGTTACTAGCGACAGGTGTTGTGGCAGCAAATTCAAATCAATATAGGTTTTTGCCTGATACTACTTCTGGAACCGGAACCGTTATCGCTTGGGGCGCTCAGGCTGAGAACGGCTCCTTCGCCACCAGCTACATCCCCACAGTTGCCAGCCAAGTAACACGCAGCGCAGACGTTGCGACCATGACAGGCACGAACTTCTCTAGCTGGTATAACGCTGCTGAAGGTAGCTTTGTATTTGAGGGTTCAACGCAACTTGGAGCAACAAGGCACTTTCTTAACGGGCAGACATCCAATGACCGCTTTTTATCGTCATCCGCCGCAGGCTCTACCGGCATAAGCGACTTAACAAACTCAGCCGTTGGTGGGATTATTACGGCCAACACCACATTTAAGGCTGCTGTTTCTTACGGATTAGGGGGGTTGGCGGCTTCGCTTAATGGCGGCACAGCAGGGACAAGCGCGTACAGCGGAGTTTTTGCCTCTGTCAATGAGCTTCAAATTGGTCGGCGTGGGGCGCTTTATATAATCGGCCACATCCGCTCAATCGCGTACTATAACACGCAACTTCCAAACGCCCAGCTACAGGCGCTGACCGCACCGCAGATGATTACGACACTCAGCCTCGATTTCATCAACGGAATATACGACGCATGACAAACTATACCTTCGACCAGCTTCTCGACTTCACCCGCACCACTGCGGGTTCATTCGTTGACAGCAACGGCCTGATCCAGAACACGCCAGCCAGCGTGAACTTGCTGTTGCAGACGCAGCAGTTTGATAACGCTGCTTGGTCGAAGGTCCGGACCACCATAACAGCCAACTCGACTGTTGCGCCTGACGGCACTTCTACGGCTGACAAATTGGTTGAGGACACGACTGCGTCTAGCACTCATTTTACAAGCCAAAGCGCCAATTACACGGCTGGCACTACATATACGCTCAGTGTGTCAGTTAAGGCAGCGGAGCGGAGTTGGTTTGATATTCAACTTCCTGCCGCCCTTATGGGGACAATACGAAACGCTTTCTTTGATGTTAGTAACGGGACTGTAGGGACAGTAACGAGCGGGGTCACAGCGGCAATCGTTTCCACAGGTAATGGCTGGTATCGCTGTTCGGTTACATTCACGCCTACCGCAAGCGCGGGCACGGGTTCCGCATTTTTGTTGGCAAATGCTGACAATTCCATTTCCTACACTGGCGACGGCACTTCAGGTTTGTTCCTCTGGGGCGCACAGCTTGAAGTCGGCAGCACAGCCACCACCTACACGCGCAACAACGGCGGCAGGTTCCCGCCACGCTTTGACTACGACCCCGTCACGCTCCAGCCGAAGGGCATCTTGATCGAAGAGCAGCGGGTGAATTTGCTGTTGCGCTCTGAGGAGTTTGACGTTTCATGGACAGGTTTTGTAGCTACAGTTAGCAGCAACGCTGCGGTGTCGCCTGACGGCACTACTGATGCGGATAAGATTATTCCTGACAACGCTGCGTCTCTTGGAAGTTCCGGCGTAACGCAAACTGTAACCGCCGCCGCTGCCACCTACACCTATTCGGTTTATGCCAAAATTGGCGAATATAATCGGGTTCGTCTGCTCGTCCGCGATAGCGCGTCTGCCGCTAATAATGCGTCTGTCATAGTCTCGCTGGTTGATGGAACAATTACTACTGCCGCCGCCGCTGCCGGTACGTTTACTGGCGCATCCGCAACTGTGATTGCCGCTAAAAACGGTTTCTACCGCGTATCGTTGACGTTCACATCAACGGGTGCATCTTCCGTGCTGGTTCGCGCATTTGTTGCCGACAGCGTTGCCACAACAGGCGACGGCACATCCGGCATCTTCCTCTGGGGCGCACAGCTTGAAGCCGGGGCATTTGCCACAAGCTATATCCCCACGGTCGCAAGCCAAGTAACACGCGCCGCTGACAGTTGCGCCATCGTCGCGCCGATGTTCGCGCCTTGGTATAACCAGAGCGAGGGGACGTTTGTTGTGCAGGCATCTTACGCCGTTGCATCTAACCTTGGCGACCGTTTTACAACACAGACCGATGACGATACTGCGAATAACAGGCTGTTGACCACAATTGATACAGGCGCGGTGGACGTCGGCGGCGCAAGGCAGGCAACAATTGACGGCGGCACACCTATAGACGGATTACCAAATAAACTAGCCTTTGGCTATAAGATCAACGATTTTGCCGTTTCTCTCAATGGCGCTGCTGTCGTTACAGACACCAGCGGGACAATACCGACTGTAAATCGCGTTATAATCGGTTCGCGCACTGGCGGCGCGTCGTTCCTAAACGGCCACATCCGCTCCGTCCAATATTACCCCGTCCGTCTTGCGGACTTCCAACTACAGGCACTTTCAGCATGACCGATCTATATCTTAAAGCACCCACCCAAGAGGACATGGACGCCGCTTTGCTTGAGGCAGGCGTCATCGACGACGAGGGCAACCCGACGCCGGACTTCTCCGTTGACCAGATTGGCCCGTTCACCCGCGACGACGTTGACTACACCGACTGGCACACCAACCTTCGCGGCAGCTTTACAGAAGACCAGTTGGCTTTGCTGACACCGCTCAGCGTTGAGCCGCCCGTTCCCTACCGGGTTTGGGCATAAAAACTCCTGCTAAGGAAAAACAATATGAAGAAACCTACTAAGGCCGACAAGAAAGTGGCTAAGGTCATGGGCGAGTTTAAGCGCGGCACATTGCACGCTGGCGTAAACCCTAAAGGCCCGGCAAAGGCTCCCTTGGCTAAATCGCGCAAACAGGCTATAGCTATTGCCCTGTCCGAAGCTGGCAAGTCCAAAAAGAAGTAAGGCTAAAATATGGCGTATCGCAATAACCGTAAGCCGAGTAAGGCCGACATGGCTAAGAACAACCGTATGTATCAGGACACCGGGGTTCCCAACGCCAACTCGGAAAACGACGACAGCGAAGATATGTCCAATGAAACTTCGATGGAACTTCCCGACGGTACGGAAGTTTCCATCGAAGAACCAGAGATGGAAGACGAGCAGGTCGAAGAGCCTATGTCTGAAGAAGAACTTCAGAACATCGTCATCGCCGAGATTGACGATGCTCAAAATTATATAGACGACGACATCAGCCCGCAGCGTGCGCTTGCGGGCCAGTACTATAAGGGCGAACCCTTCGGCAACGAAGAGGAAGGCCGCTCTCAGGCGATGTCAATGGATGTACGGGATACTGTACAGGCCATGATGCCGTCGATCATGAAGGTATTTTTCGCGGCAAACAACGTCGTCGAGTTTGCGCCGAACGGCCCAGAAGATGTTGAAAGCGCGCAGCAAGCAACGGACTACGTCAATTACTGCCTGACACGCGATAACAACCTATTCAGCGAATGCTATTCCACATTTAAGGACGCCTTGATCCGTAAGAACGGTATCATGAAAGTCTGGTGGGATACTGAGAAAGATGTCACGACCCACTACTTCACGGGTCTGGACGAGGCTACCTTCTCGGTCCTTCAGTCCGATGTCAATATCGAAGTTAAGGACGTAGAGATTACCTACGGCGAGACGATGGTCGAAACGCCGATGGGCATGATGGGCCAAACCCAGCCCGCGACCTACGACTGCACCGTTGTCCGCACAACAGAGAAGGGCCGCCTGCGCGTTCAATCCGTACCGCCCGAAGAGTTTCTGATTGACCGCCGTGCGCGTTCTATTGAGACGGCCGAGTTTGTAGCCCACCGTCGTTACGTTACCGTATCCGATCTTGTGAAGATGGGCTACGATTTCGATGAGGTTCAAGACCTTGGCTTCGAAACGCTTGACGACTTTGAAGGCAACCCAGAAACCTTCGACCGTAACCCGCAAGCGTTCGTTCAAATCACAGGCCGCACAGATACGACATCCCGCAAAGTCCTCTACATCGAGGGCTATGTGTATGTTGACATGGACGGCGACGGGATCGCGGAACTTTGCCGCGTCTGCGTTGCTGGCTCCGCCAACAAGATACTGCATTGGGAAGCTTGCGACTTTATTCCGTTCGTAGACTTCTGCCCCGATCCAGAGCCGCACACATTCTTCGGCATGTCGATTGCCGACGTGACGATGGACATTCAGCTTATCAAGTCGAATATCCTTCGTAACACGCTGGACAGCTTGGCCCAGTCGATCCACCCACGCACGGGTGTTGTTGAAGGCCAAGTCAACATCGAAGACGTGATGAACACCGAAGTTGGTGGCATCATCCGTATGCGTGCACCGGGTATGGTGCAGCCATTCGTAATGCCGTTCGTCGGGCAGCAAGCCTTCCCGATGTTGCAGTACATGGACGAACTGCGCGAGAACCGTACAGGTATTTCCAAGGCCGCGTCTGGCCTCGATGCGAATGCGCTTCAGTCTTCGACCCGCGCTGCGGTCGCCGCCACGATTACTGCTGCGGCGCAACATATCGAACTGATTTGCCGTATCTTTGCCGAGACGGGTATGAAGAGCCTGTTCCACAAGTCGATGCAGCTTATCGCCAAGAACCAAGATGCACCGCGCATGGTGCGTCTGCGCAATACGTTCGTGCCGATTGACCCACGTGTGTGGGACACGAACATGGATGTCGTTGTCAACGTCGCTCTTGGTACGGGTAGCAACGAAGAGAAGATGGCGTTCTTGGGTCAAGTTGCAGCCAAGCAAGAGATGCTGATGCAGATGGGCGCACCGTTGGCTGATATGCAGGGCTACTACAATACGCTGGCTCAAATGATGGCGCTGGCTGGATACAAAGACCCAACGGTATTCTTCAAAGACCCAGCCATGATGCCGCCTCCGCCACCGCCTGCACCACCGCAGCCGACACCGGAAGAGATGCTGTCGCAGGTTCAGATGGAAGCAATCCGCGCTGACATCCAGAAGAAGGCAGCCGAACTTGAGTTGCAGCGCGAAGAGATGCTGCGCAAGGACGACCGTGAGCGCGACAAACTCGATGCCGATATGATGATTAAGGCAGCCGAGATTGAAGCCAAATACGGCGCGCAGGTCAACACAGCC